CCATCTTTGGTTCTTCCTTCTCCTCCAAGAGCTTTTAGATCTTTTTCCATAGAGGTTACTTCTTCTTCGTTATCAACGATGAGCCCATTCTCTATGTTCTTATCACTTCCTTCTAAAAGCACTAAATTATATTCACTAAAGCCTAATTCCCAGCTAGCACTGACCTTCATATAGTCTTCGCTAGTTGGATCACCTGAACTTTCTATCAAGTCAGAAATTTGTTTGTTAACTATCTTCCATATAACTCCACCTAGAGTCACATTAAAAGGTCCGTTCATTTCTTTTACTTGTTCTTCAGTTAAGGGGTTGTCGGAGCCAAACTCAGAAAATCCAGCTGTTAAAATAGTACCAATAACTCTATCTCTATTATGCTCAATATTAATTGGTTTATTTTTAAAGTCTTTATAAAATGCCATAGCTGTGTCTGTATCAACTACATCGCCATTCTTATTAACTCTATTAGCGACGAATGCATTAAAAGCCACAGGAAGTAGATCAACGTTTTTCTCGGCGTCTATTTCTGGTAAAAATTGAGCAACTTCAACAGAAGAGGCTAAAGCTAAATACTTATCTCTTTCTTCTGAGATTACAGGTTTTAGTTCTGAACTAAATATTGTTGTATATTTCATAATATTTTTAATTTAAGCTATCTAGCCATTTTTTAGCATCTGCTTTCATTTCTTTGTCGGTCTCTAGATATAAATCCTCTGTGTCATGGAAGTTATAATTTTCTAAGCCATATTTTTTAATTTCTCGTTCCGCTTGTTTTATTTCTTCCATAGAAGGCTCGAAATGATCTCCATCATCTATATAACCTGCGCTGGAAGAATTTAAAAACATATTAACTTTTGCTAAAGCTAGAGAAGAATCAAGTGTTTCGGTTAATGCATTAGTGAAAGTTGCCTTCAAAGTATCTAGAGTTATGTTCTTATCATTGTTTAAATTATGATCTTTAACTTTGTTTTTTAATGCCTCGACCATTTTAGAGGAGAACTCTATGGCTTGGGAATCTTGATCGTTAGATCCGGCTTGACCACTGCAGTAAAATTCAACTTCTAAATGTTTCATATAGCCTAATTTATTATACACCTATTTTTTTAAAATTTAAAAAAAAATAAAAGAAAACCCCCAAGTAAATTGGGGGTTTAAAATAAATAACAGAAATATACCTAATCATCAAAACGGTTTAGGATCAGTATCCTCATCCTTAAGGTCGTCTGAAATGTCTGGAAGCGCTTCTGAATGAAGAGCTCCATTAATGTTGGCGATAAATCCAGTTTGAGTATAAGAGAAGGTTACTGTGTAACTTCTGCTGTATTTATTAATTGCTCCTGAGATTCCAGTAACTTGAGTGCTGCCTAAACTTAGGTCTCCTCTAGAAACAGTCATACTTGACAAGCCACTACCGAGCTGCACGCCAGAATTATAAGCTACATAAGCGGTATCGAGAATAGCGTTAATAACTTTTTGAGCGCCGCCATCTTTCTCGACTGAGTTGTCACCCGCGGTGAAAAAGTCTCCAGTAGTTAAGCTGTAGTTTAATTCATCTGGATCGCCTATTTGGTTTTTCTTAGTTGCATCACTAAATGGGGCACCCCCCAAGGCTCCTTGGAACAAAGGAAAAACGATTCCTGTGACCCCAGCCGGGCCATTGGCAGTGTTCGTACCATTATCAGTGACTGTTCCTGCGCCCTTTATCCCGTTTGCTACATATTTAATTTTACCTGCAGCTGTGCCAGAAGTTAAATTACTGAGTCTGCTACCTTGATTCTTGTTAGTGGTTAATGCCCACTGGCCATAAGTTGTATTCATGATTTTCTCCTGTTATCTATATGTTGAATTACATTAGTTTTTCCTATTTTGGAAATTTTTTTTTTACTCTACATCTCCTAGTTTCTTAAGCTCTGCTAGCTTCTCTTCTGGAGTTGATATTCCACCTATAATTGTGAAAACTGTTAAATTATTCTTATCTCCACTATATACACCTCTATGAACAACACTTCCAGATCTTAGTAATCTAGTTAGTTGATCAAAAGCTTGATCTAAGTTAGATTGAGGTATATCGTCTAAGACTTCTTTGCCTCCTATGAGGATAGCCCCGGCCGCGTTTGCTGTAGAAATATCTATACCGCCAGACATGCTGCCGCTTTGAGCAATACTTCTAACAGCTCTAGAAATATTTACTGGGTCCTTCCAGTCTGCGACAGGCGTGGCTCCGAAAATAGTAATACCAGAATCTAAAACACTTTTATAATCACTAGAATCAAAAGAAGAATAAGAACTGTCTTTTGAAGCTGTCATATTAAACAAGTGAAAGACACCTGCTGTACTCATGTTAGCTGTCTGCCAAAAGTTAGAGACAGAAACATTAGAATAAATCTTACTAGTTTTTTCGTTATCTATAATAACCAAAGGCGATACAGAACCTTGCTCTACAAGCTCGCAAACTTCTTTTAGCGTCTCATAAGCGTTAGCGTTAACTCTCTTACCTTCTGAATATTTTGGTAAGGCTAGTATGACTCCAACCTTCTTAGAGTCAGAGTTAAGAGTCTCTTGTAGTTCTTGAGCTGTCTTGACTAACGGCACAACTGTTCCTGCTCCCGAACCGCCACCTGCTCCTGCGCAAACAAAAATCCTATCTAGATCTTCACCAAAAGACCTTCTCATGAAATCTAACACATCATCCTTCTTCTCCTCAAAACATTTTGCCGCAACAGATCTATCTTTACCTGCTCCACCTGAGCCTATGCATAATTTATTATCCACCTGCACAGTATTTAAGTCTTGCTGAGCTGTATTTACTACGCCAATTTTCCTATATCCAAGCTTATGAAAACTTTCTGCTATTCTTGAGCCTCCTTGTCCAGCGCCAATAAATGCAAATTTAAAAGCTCCCTCTACTTCATCTTTTACTTCTTTCTTCTCTTCGGGTTCGGGAGGTAGTGGTATATCTGGAACAACTAGATCTATGTCTACTCCACCCATATACTGATTAACGTCTTGTATATTATCTTTATTTTCGCTCATAATTAAATTTTACTTTCTAATAGTAAGCTAGCTAAATAATCATCTACTTGATGCTCACATGCTATAGCTTCAACTTCTTCTACTCTGTTATGATTTGTGTCGACAGGATTATCAATATAATCTTGTGCTTTTTCAATCCATTTATCTACTGGCTCATTAGCCATAATCACTTTACAAACCTCATCGGAAATCGATCTAATTTTATTAGTGACTCTCTTGTTTTCATATTTCAGCTTCAAGCTTTCTTGTACTTTAGCTTCAAGTTTTTGAGCATTAGCTAGATTCTCTTTGATTTTTTCTACACTAAATTTAGCACTGCCTGTTGTATTCTCTCCTATAGGTGAAACCTTTTTAGTTGTTTGGGGAGAAGTTTCTCCTTCTGGTCTACCAGCATCGTTGCCGCCTCCTATAAGTGGATTATACAAACCCTCATCTTTCAGATCTCTGAACTTCCTTTGGGAGTCTATTGAGTCGCTTGGCTCCGGGAGTCTTCCAGATTCCATAGCCTGCATACCTTCTTCTGGAGTCAAGACTCCGTACTGAAGCAGCTGAGCCACAACTCTATTCCAAGTAGTTTTATCCTTCAGCTCTATCTCTTCGAAATGAGGAGTTGGGAAGTTTTTAAAACCCACAGATTTACAAATCTTTTTAATCTCTGGAGTCAAAAATTGATTAATGAAAGCGTCTCTACCCTGCTTAAGTCTTTCTATGAATACTTGCACTTTAATACTAGTATTAGCAAACTTCTCCTCACCTACTAAAATATTATTTAAGCCCATTTGAATATCTTGATTAACTACGCTGTATTTTCTTGGGTCTAAAATTCCTGCAATGTCGGGTATAACAAACTTAGCTTCAGTCGTATAATCAGAAACTAGAACTTTGCCTACAGATTGATTCTCGAAAAGCTTCTGCATAGTCTCGATACTTCTTTGGTTTACGTTCAGGCTTCCGTCTTTCATTTCGGAGCCCATAGTTATCAAAAGTATAGCTTGATTTGTCGTTCTAGTGATAGCCATGTCCATCTTCTTCATTTCAGATTTCCAATTTATATCTTCTAAGACAGGATAGCCCATTGGAACAGAGAAGGGCTCGTAATCTTGTTTTTTGTAAAACACAGGGGTTACTTTGTCTTCATCAAGCTTAAAAGTTAGCAAGCCTACGTTTCTCCCTTTGAGAGCCTTTTTGGTTTCTGGATCTAAAGCCTCATAAACCTCTCTGTCTTCATCGGTTCTTGGATTTTTTAATCTTTCTAATTCGTAGTCGCTCAAAACTTTATAGTATTGACCAGTGAAGAAAGATATATTTCCTCCCATCTGAATATCAGCAGGATTCAAAATTATATACCTAGAAGGCAACGTGCTTTCTTCGGCTGCGCTTAATAAAGAAGAAGTTCCATATGTTTGGGTTATCTTTTTTAAATCTTCTGGCTGAATCTTCGTGTCGAATCTATGGATAAAACAATTTCCAGACCTATAATATTCTCTAAAAAATTTATCAAGAAAACTTTGCATATCAATCTTCTTAAATAAAGCTTGTAAAAAGTCTCTTGATTTTTTGCTCCCTCCAGTAAAGTAAATATTAGTAGAAGAAAATTCAGTCATTAAATCAATAACATTTCTAAATACAGCAAAATTATAGTAAGCTTTCTGACAAAGTATAACAGCGTCTCTAACGTTTAGGGAGCTTTTGTTCTTTACTCCTTTAGTATATTTAAAAGGAACTAAACCGCTATCAATATTTTCGAACCTATTGCTCCTCTCTATCTGCCCCCCTACATTCCTGCGCGACCTAGAGGATTGGTCAACAGTTGTGTAAGGAGACGAAGCAAAGCTTGTCATCATAGGTTTTAGTTCTTCTTTTTTATTGTCTTTCTTTGTCATTTTAAACTATCATTAAATGTCTACCGCCAGCAGCAGTATCTCCACTTACATAAAGAGTTCCTTCAGGTAAGCTTCCTGTGTTAGGGTACTTAGGTAGATTTCTCATAAGTACTTGTAAGCCACTTATGCTAAATATATCTTTTCCGAAAGGTCCCATGTTTATTCTATCATCTTCAAAAATATCCATCAAAGGCATGCCCGCTTTATCTGTTACAGAAAAAACAGGAGCGTCTGTCCCGTATCCCGCCCCTAGGGTTAAAAGAGCCCCGCTTGGATCGTTAAAAGTTGCTGAATCGTTTTTATTAGCTATTAATTTTATTGACCCGTTTCCAAGAGTTACTTGATCAGTTTTAATTCCAGAGTTAAAAGTTTTTTCGGCTCCGAACACCGTAGAGGACTCTGAAGTTATATTATATATAGAGTTTGAGAGCGCGGTACCTGTTGCATTTAGACTTGACTTTATGTCGCCGCTCGAATTAGAAACATAACCTGTCATTTCAGGATAACCAGCTAGTTTCATCCAACCATCCTTAAGATTAGTATCTCCCGAAGCAACGAAAAGACCAAAACTATCATCATGACCAGATGAAAAAGCTAAAGCTCCCGTTATCTCGTTTGAAGCTTTAAAGTCCCCAGAGCCAGAATGATAGAAACTACCAGACTTCAGGAACTCCCCACTTACTGTAGAAAAATTACCAGAAGCTGTTTCTATTTCAGATTGTAGGTAGCCACTTGCAGAGTTAGTATATGCTTCGGCGTGCCCTGAAACATCTTTAGATTTTTGCCAATTTAATTCTCCTGAAGTATTTAGGGTACCGCTAAGTTGAGTAGATAAACCCGAAACCCTAGTCATTATATCCCCACTATAACCAGTAAAGGAATTGACTCCCCCTTCTGTTAAAGATACAAAGCCTGACTTATTGTCGTGAGTATAAAAACCCGAAGTATACGCGTTAGAACCGGAGAGCTTTTTGTTGAAAGCTACCCTAAAACCCTCTATATCTACCTGACCAGTTTGAATGCTAAATGGCATAACAGCTATTTTCGATTTATTTTACACTTAAAAGAACATAACAGGCTCAAAACTTTCCTTAGTAATGTTATTTTCTGTGTTACTTATATCGTTATATAGCTTAAGGCCCCAATTTGCCAACATTAATGCGGAATAATTATCCTTTCTGGCTTTATTAGGAGAATTAGACCTTTTAAGGTGTTGGGGTAGGTCAAAATTTTGCGAGCCCCTAGAAGTTGCTTTATGCTCTACTAAGCTGCATTGTTTTTTAGTTTGGTAGATCATATCGTCTTGATGCTCAATAAAATCAAGCATAGACCAGTCTTTTCTATCTTCTATAAAAATGAGCTTTTTAGGGTATGGTAATCTTATCGAGCTAGTCCTGTTAAAAAATACCTCGTTGGAAGCTGTCCTTGAGGCAAACCAAATTTTCTTATAATCTATGCAAGCTTGTAAATGTTCGTTAGCTCTTCTAATAAAATTACTAGTAAAAACTTGATTAAAACAAATTTGATTATTTTCTTGATTGTATTTTAATTTGGCTGTTCTTAATGACTTTTGGTACTCCAAACCTTCTGCGTCTGAATTTAAGGGTATGGTTTTTAAATTTATTCTAGCGTCTTTAAAAAACTGAGATTCATTACAGCTATCTAAATAAGTATCAGATCCAGCGTTATCAAGACATATAAAAACAATATTAAAAGCCTGAAGAATATAAGCTAAATATTTTACATGGTTATTTAAGCTTCCTAACCCGGCATAAGAATGAACTAGTGTGCCTTGGCCATTATCATCGTCTATTTCCATTACTGCTATTGCAAAATAATCAGCAGTTGGGCTATCGCTCATATTAGGGTCGATGCCGAGTACGTAACGCTTACCCGTTCTCCCTACCATTAACGTGCATGGCTCTTCCTCTCCTTTAAGAGTACATAACTCCATTTTCTTTGCACTAAAGTAGCTATCACTGCCGTCTGTAAACTGAGCGCAGTACTCCCGTTGAAACGAAAAATGGGAAGCGCCGCCTTCTTGAGCTTCTTCAATAATTGTCCTATCGATCATCTCTTCTGGTAAAGCTTCGTAACCCATTTGAGATACGAAGTACTTTGCGTCGCCTATATCTTCTGGGGATTGAATTTTACTGACCCATTCTTGATATGTTTTGTATAGATTCTCAAAAGTATAACTAGCGGAAGACAAAGCTATCATCTTAGATTTATTCTCAAACTTAGTTCTCTCTTCTTCTTTTATAGCTCCTTCAGCCACCAGTTTGTCTTCTACTTCCTTTATCTCCATTCTGCGTTTCATATCTTGGGGAGCTACAAGAAAGGGCATTAAAACGTTTCTAATTATATCTTCAGGTAATAAAAGGTACTCATCCAGAACAAGTATGTTAGCGCGAAAACCACGTATCTTTTCACCACTTAAAGGTATCGCTGTTATAGTGCCTCCATTTATTTTCCATTCGTACTGATCATTTCTTTTGGTCTTTGCTCCAAAAGCTTGAGCTAGTAAAGTGGCTTCTTTTGTCTCTACTATTTTTTCTATATTGTTGAAGATGAATCTGGCTGTACGGAAAGTTGGGCCAGCTATTAGTATCTTAGTGTTCGGTTCAAATATACATTGCAAAAAACAATATATAGAAGCTATAAAAGACTTGCCGCAGCCACGACCCCAAACACACATGCTAAAGTTTCTATTAAACATTCCCCTAAGAGTAATCTCTTGAAAAGGGGCTAGTTTTATTCCTGTCAAAAGATAAGTAGTAAAATATAAATTATTACGAAGAAACTCAGCTAAACTTATCCTAGCCTCTTTATCTTCAAGAAAACCTTCTATCTTAGCTAGTCTTGAGTTTGTGTTTTCAACTTCTCTTATATATTTTTCCGGAGATGACCACATACTAAAAAAGATTTAAATCGTAAGCTAACTGCAAGTCAAGCTTTTTATAAGTGTCCCCAGAAAAGAATATTTTTCTAGTTACTCTAGTAGCCTCAGTTCTACCTTTTGCAAAAAGAAATTGGATATTATCATATCTTTGAATTACATCTCTAACGTTTCTCATTACATATTCTGGAGTTACTTGGACCTTTTTAGTTATAAATTTTAAATAATTGAATTTCATCATATTATCTAAACTGTTTTCTACAACAACTACAACGTAAGCATTTTTCTCTTTAGCTCTGTCCATTTCCCTGCAAAATCTTTCATAGCCCCCAGAGAATGTACCTATAAAATCTTTGGTCTCTTTTCTCTCGACATAGCAGTCGTTTCCTTCTTTATCTAACCAGTAATCAGCAAACTTAAGTCCTTCTCTTCTGGTTCCATAATTTATATTTAAGGGTTTCTGCTCTCTACTATCAACTACGATTTCGTAACCCTCTTCAATGCTCTCTTGTATTTTGTCTATAGGTACGTTATCAAATCTTTTATTCAAGCCTAGCTTATCGCATAAATTATAGTAATTTCCAAAAAGCTTTTGGTAATAAAATATTGGAGGCATCATAGAGGAACGCATTTCTACTTGTGTAGGTGAACTCCTTATTTTTCTTCTCTCTATTCTGTCTTTAATAACTTGAATACAAAATTCCCTAGCCTTTTCTTCCGGAGCAGATTCCAGATATTTTTTCATATTCGGCCTAGAATTAAAATAGTTAGAAAAGTAATGAGCTTTGTTTTTAAATTTAATTAAGTCGCCAGTAAGCAGATCCCTCCTTGGGTAGTACTTTTGATAGTACTCCGCCATCCTCATTTTATGCTTACGCAAATGCATGTGAAGAGACTTTTCTGTTTCGAACTGCTCTCCATCTATTTTACAAGTATAAACCATCTTCATACAATCTTTTAAATCTTTAACCATTTACAGCTTCCTCTACAGATAAACCAAAAATTCTAGCCTTTACTTCGTCCATACTTGATAATTTATCAGCCTCGTCTTTTATTACTTTCTTTCTTAGCTCTGCCATTTTTATAAGCTCCCGCCTACTTTCTTCTTCTTTCCAAGTTTCTACTAGGTTTAATATACTAGCGTTGTCTTGTACGTGTTTGCTTAGCCTATCGCTACGTTTCTGTTTTAAGTCGCTTAATAGTTTATGTTGTCTGTTGACGCAGGAATTGTATTCGCTTTGGGCCGTGTTAATAGCCTCAACTAAACTCATTGATATTCGACGCCCTTCATTATCGTTTGCTGTGTCATCAAGTAGCCTCTGTAATCTGCCTACCCTTCTTTGTATATTAGAGGCGATTACAACTTCTCCTGAAAGGACTATGTATTGGTCAACTTCTTCCTGAGTTAAATCTGGTTTATTATAAGTATACCTGACGAACGAAGATTCAAATAATTCTCTTTCCGTGTCGTTCTGATAATTACTTATTTGATGTATAAACCTAAAAGTATGAAGATACCCCATTAGCCTCTCTATGTCTTTCCTTTGTCTAGGGGTAACTTTCTCTTTATCTATACCGCTATCGAATACAAATTTGTTTATTCTGCTTAGCACTCTATCGGGGTGTTTAGGTGGCTTGTATTCAAACCTTTCCTCTGCTTCGTTTTGCGACTGCTCGAAGTCTTGCCCCTCTAAACTCTTACAGTATTCCGTCACCATTCTTGTTTCTGCACTGAGGCTAGTTAATTGGTCGTTTAAAAATAATATTCGAGACATCTCCACGTACTTCATTGTCCCTCTATTGTTTCTAATAAACTCTTTATGGTCTTCAGAGAGGCTAGGTTTGTCTACTTTTTGATATTCGCTAGCTGGTATAGCATTCAAATCTATTTCAGAAAGAAAAGCTTTTACAGCTCTCCCCTCTTTACTCCTACCATCTCTTCCAGAGAAACCAGCAACATTCTGAATTAAGTGCATTAGGGAAACATCAACCTTATCTCCCCTTAAGAACTTATCTTTAATATCTATAAGCGCGGTTTTCTGGTCTTCGTTTAATTTAAAATCATCTAAACTCATAACCAATCTATATCATCCTTTTCTAATATTTTTTTAGCTTTAATTATAATGGATTTTTGAATATTTTTAATTTGTTTGTATCCGGGGCATCTGTTTTTTTCTGAAGTCTTGAAGTTTAATTCTTTTGCTATCTCTTTTTCTGGCTTGTTATCGATATAAAAACCTTGGTAAACTACCCATTCATTATGCTTTAAAACTTGCTTTAATTTAATATGCATTTTAGCAATTCCGTTTTCTAAGCTTGCGGCGTCTTCTGATCTATTATCTACTTCCGATTTGTGGTTCTCTAGGGGTAACGCCATTTTAACATCGTAAGCTGATTTCTTTTTCATAACCCACCTAGAATAAAGGGGGCATCTGGAATCTTGCGTTCCGTATATTGAGCAAGCTGATTCCGACTCCGCAGCGGCACATCTAACACAAGGCTTGCAATAATTCGTATAATTGTTTCTTACTAGGTTTTTTAGTTGGTTGGAAATAATTCTATTCAACCAAGGTAGTAAGGGTTTAGACTGGTCATATAAATGCCATTTTTTAAATATGTGTATTTTTAAAATTTGAGAGATGTCTTCAAAATCCATCCAAGTGATAGAAGTTAAAGTCCACTTGCCTTTCCTTTTGTTTATCTCTTCATTTATTAAGTTAATACTTTCTTCAAAATTTACTTTTTTCTTTCTTTTCTTTTTAGCCGCCATCTTTAGGACTTTCTTCAGGCACTGGTCTCATAAGATTAGATAGTGTTTGGGATTTCTTTGCCCCGAAAACGCATCCTTCCATGTCTAGTTCTAGTGGAGGTATGTTGGTACTTATTTCAATTACTTCTTCTGCTTCTACTTCTTCAGTTTCAGCTTTTACTTCTCTTTTTTCTGGCTTTTCGGCGGCTCCTTTGAAAGAAGCCCCACATGAAGAACAAAAGTTTGGAGCCTCTAGCAAAGAGGAAGATTTTGATAACACCCAAGGGTTAGAACTACCACAGGTATTACAATAAGTTACTTTTTTATACTTAGACATATTTTTTAAAACCAAGCAAATAGTTATTACAACTAATTAGACTTTTAGAAAGAAAATTATGGCTTCCTTTACAAATAACGATAAAGTTAAATACACTATAATAAAAAGAAGACCGCATAAAATATATGATGCTGACGGCTTATGTGATCCTCCAGATTACAAAAATCCCAAAATACATATAGCCCAAGATTTGCCTCCTAGGAGGGAAATGGCGGTGGTTTTAGAAGAAATTATGCACGCTTTCTTTTGGGATATATCAGAGAAAGAAGTCAGGAAGTTCTGTTCCACTGCTACCAGAATCCTTCATCAAGACGGCTGGCGCAAGGAAGATAAGTTCTTCTACAAAGACAGTTAATTAATTCGTTGGGAGTTCTTTAAATTTAGTGACAAGAAACTTGACTAATTCAGATCTTACTACGTCTGTTTCATCAAATTCAAAAGTATTTATTCCAAATTCTTCGCTTTCTTCATCTCCGAAAATCGACTGTATTTTTTCATAGCCCCCTCTTGCCCCGTTTTTTAAATCTGTTTGGGCTGGGTCAGCTAGTACAAAACATTTAGAGCTCATCCCCAGTCTAGTCAATACTGTCACTATTTCTTTTAAAGTGCTGTTTTGGCATTCATCAAATATCAAACACTTTGAGTTCCAACTCATTCCTCTGCAAAAATTAACTGGATAAGTAGAGACTCTCTCGTCTTTCTGTAGCTTTTTTATAACGTTAGGGCATACGAGCTCCTCCATTTTATGGAGAAAGGGTAAGTTGTAGAAATGTAGTTTCTGATCCGCATCTCCGGGAAGGAACCCCATTCTTGAATCAGAGCTTTCAACTGCTGACCTTATATAAACTATTTCAGAAACTTTCCCTTCATTAAGAAGGTGCAGTGCACAATAAACGCTAAGTAAGGTTTTCGAGCATCCTGCTGGGCCTTTCGCAAAAAGTATTTTAGACTCTTTAGCTAAAGCTATATTAATAAACTCTTTTTGTTTGTCCGTCCAGTCGAAATTTTCTATATGAAACTTCTCTCTGTGTCTTATAGGCTCTCTTTGTAGAGCTTTTCCTTTGATATTCTCCAAGTCTAAAGAATTGGCCAGCTGATCGAATTTTAACTTTGACATAATTAAACTAGTGCATTAAGCTTCCTCTTCCATTGGTTTGATTTTTTTCTCTAATCTTAAACCTTTTATGTCCTCGTTAGCAATATCTACTTTAGTTTTAGTGTCATTAAAGTAAAACGTAGTACTTCTCAATCCTACTCTTACAATCCTACAAACTCTTCCTCCCATAATGTAAACATCATCAGATTTTATACCGCCAAATAGAGACATAGAAATTGCAGCTGCAAAACTAGTAATGGTCTCTTTGAAAATA